ACGAGGTTAGTTCATGGAAGAACTAATTTACTTCGATCCAGAATTTGAGAAGTTTTGTTGGGATGAGTTTTGTAAAGCTAGGAGAAGTGCGGAGTATTTAGGCATGTCCACAATAGAAGATTTTAGTAGTTTTAAGGACACAAATGCTAGTGTTCTTAAAGCAGTTTTTGACAGTATTGCTACCAAAAAGGTAGTTCATTAAAGGAGATATATTATGGAAATACTACAAGAAAGCGATAATTCAATTTATCTAAAATTTATTAGCAGAGATAAGCAGTTTAAGCTTGCAGATGAAGAGTGTAAGTTTAAATATATGCAGCTAGATCTTGATACCCTACAAACAGGTTGGGGTAGATATGAAAGCGGTTATGAGTTTGTCTGGGACAGCGTGGTTGGTGCTAGGACTGAAAGACCAGCAGGTGAAGGTTGGACAAGAGCCTTTAGTATCTGGGTGATGGTAGATGGCGTAGAGGATAGACCTTTGCTATGGCAGCGTAACAGCGTCAATGAGTATCAAACTATGCTAGAGATACTTAGAGGATGTTATAACCAATGGAATGAGAAAAAGCCTGCGCTACCATGTTTTGCATTTACTGGTACAGAAACTATCAAAGGCAAAATGAATGATTTTAATAGAGCTAACTTTGAGTTTGTAGATTGGAAACCAAGAGCAGAATCATTCGTTGTACCAACTTTTGAAGAAGAAAGTGGCGATAATTACAAAAACCCTAACGCTGGACTTAGCGATAAGGTGGACGAGCAAATTGCTAAAAGCAATAATATTACAGAAGATGATCTACCTTTTTAGACTATGCAAGATAAGTGGGTTAATGTAGCTCCACAGATTGCTTTAGAGGTATTAGGAGAGCCGAAAACTAAAACAGATAAAGAATGGCGGTGGGGATCAAAGGGAAGCTTTGTATTTAATACAGAAGCAGGTACTTTCTTTGACTTTGAAAATGACGAAGGCGGAGGTGTAGCCTGGTTATTAGAGACAAAGAATGTAGATAAAGACATTTTGCAAAAGTTTGATCAAGGCTTTGCACCAAATGGCAGCAGCATAATTACCTCCACTGAAAAAGATGTTGCCATAGCTACTCCTAACATAGTGGGTGCAAAGTCTTTCCTTAGAGATAAAATGTTACAGCTTTGGTCGCAAGCTGAGATCAAACTAAAGTATAACGATAGCTTTTTAGTCTTACGCTTTCCAGAAGGACATCTCATAAAACAAAAGTATGCACCTTTTACTAAGGTTGGCGAACAATGGGTAATGCGTAGACCAGAAGGTAAGTTGCCTATCTATAGCGAGTGCAACCATCCCAATAAGCCAATCCTCATTAATGAAGGAGAGAAGGCGTGCTTGGGAGCAAGCAAAATATATGATGGCGATGTTGCCTGTTGGCATGGAGGAGCTAGGTCTTGGGAGAAGTCAGACTGGACACCTGTATTTAAGAGAGATGTTTATATCTTTCCAGATAATGATGATGTAGGTAAAGAAGCTGCATGGGAGTTAGGAAAGTATCTAAAGAAGAACGGATGTAGTGTAAGGATTGCCTTACCACCTAAAGACTTTGCAGATAAAGACGATCTTTGGGATGCTAATGAAGCTAATTACTTTGATAATAGTTTTGCTTTAGAGCAATACATTAAAGGTAATCAAATGTTACCGCCTAAAAGCGATATTTACTTTCAGCGTATCGATGAGGTTATGGCAGAAGTGAAAGAGCCAGATTGGTTGATACAAGATATGTTTGAGAGAGAATCAGTTATGTCTATCTTTGGTGCTGCTAAATCAGGTAAATCTTTTGTAGCTATTGCTATGGCGTGTGCTGTTGCGATGGGAGAAGAATTTTATGGAAGTGCAAGTAAACAGGCAACTACACTCTACCTGTGTGGTGAGGGTAAGAGAGGAGTCGGTAGAAGAATAAAGGCATATGAGCAACACTTCGGTAAAGACTTATCAAAAGCACCTTTGCTGTTATCAAACAGAGGTGCAAGGATTACAGAGGATGAGGAGTTTGATAAGTTGTTGACAACTTGCAGGGAGATAGAGGTACAGTATGGCAGCATAGGGTTTATCATATTTGATACGTTTCAGCGTAACTTTTCTGGTAATGAGAACTCTAGTGAGGATGTAGGTTTATTTATACAGCGTTTAGATAAGTTAGTTGCAGAGTTTAGTGCTACTTGTTGCTTTGTACATCACACAGGACACGGAACTAATGCAAGAGCAAGAGGATCAAGTGTTATCCAGGCAAGTTTAGATTATGAGTTTAAGGTCAGCAGAGACGATATTGTTGATGAAATGTGGGTAGATTTTGAGCAAACTCTTAACAAAGATGGTATGGGTATGGCTAAGATGCAGTACAAGTTCCACGAAGTAAATCTGTTAGGCTTTGATAATCTTACAAGCGGTGTGCTAATACCAGAACATAAGCCAATTGATATTAAAGAAAGCTCTGTAAATGAGGAGACAATTAGAGCATTAATTACTGTTGCTGAACAACAAAACCCAGAAGATCCTGTAAGTGTTTGGCTTAATGCAGCAGATATAGAGAATATATTGAAGGTAAAACGCAAGACAGCGCAAGGCA